GGACGGGGGAAATCCGTACCATTACGCTTGGGTGAGCGTCAAACCAGGAACCTGGCGTACGCATTCAACCAATTGTACTGATGGAATTCTTCCTCTGGTGTCGTGACGAGCACCCATTCCGTAAACGGACTGGACCCCGACTGCGCTCAAGTGAGCATCATTTCCAGAGTTGGAAAAGTCATCATAATGGAAGATTTGTTCACCGTAGATTTTTCCTTTGGCGAAGTACATTGCATCCTTGCCCATTGCAAGAGCATACCCGATAGGCGTGCCCAAAGCGTTGGCTTGGACGAACATGGCACCAGCGTTGAACGCGTTGCCTGCGCCCTTGGTACCAGCTGTGAGCTTGGCATCTTCGTTAGGATCACGGGTGAGCGTGATGGATCCGAAGTCTGCGGAAACCTCAGCCTGGGTGTAGCTGTAGAGAGCCTGCGTGCCGTCGGTATCGATACCGAGCACGTAGTACGTGCCGTTATCGTTTTGACCGAGTGCTGATCCGCCTCCTCCTGGAAGCTTGATGAACGCTCCGCGGAAGTTGGCAGCGTAGTCGCCGTCAGTTCCACCCATCGCACCAGCAGCTGTGGCGTCGGCAATGGCGTCGTATGCATAGAAGGTAGGCAACAAAGGCGAACCTTGGCGTCCACGAGCGGTGTCGATAAGAACGTTGTGGTTGGCGATGATGTTGTTATCCCACTTGGCATAGGAACCGCTGTAGAGCTTGTTGTTCTCGGAACGAACGTCGGCTTGCGTGATGGCCTCGAGGTAGTCGGGGTCGGAACGCAAGGGACGAAGGCAAGCGTCAGGAGCGAAGAACAGGTAACCAGGAATTTCCTGATTGATGTCTCCACCCGTGTTCATTGGCTCGCCGCCGTTAGCGATAAGAGCTTGCTTGGCCTCTTGGATGATGTCAGTCGAAAGACCGTCAACATACTTAAGGTCTCCGCCTGCACCAGTACCGTATCCGCCGATGAAGTTGGATCCAACACCGCTGTTTACGCAGATCTGACGAAGAGCGAACTGGACGTGGTCCTGTTCGGTTCTTGCCATCCATTCGGACATGACCTCAGCTGAAAGCTGGTCGATGGTCTTGCCAGTGAAACGCATGAGCTTGAGAACTTGGGTCCAGGATACAGCGTGACGAACGAGGTCGACTTCAATGGAGAATGTCCCGAAGTCAAGGTTGTCGGTGCTGTTCTTAAGGACTTCTTCTCCACGTACGCCTTGCCCACGGATGGGAGCGACAGTTGTGAAAGTAACCTTGTCGGAACCGCCTGCGCTCAGGTCGCGCTTTTCGGTGATTGGTTTACCGCTTCCTTCGCCTCCCATGAACTTTGCGAACACGTTTTTTTCCCGAGCGTCGCGTGTTACGAGTTCGGACCAGAGACGTGAGCGCAAATCGGAGCTAGCGTCACCCTTGAGGAGATCGGCATACGAAGAGATGCGTGGTTTTACGAGATCGACATTCGCTGCGACGTTTGTGCCGAGCGGGTCGTTTGGAGGGGTGGGAAATCCACCAGCTTGTGATTTAGTAGCCATTGTATTGGTAGTTTATGATAGTTATGATTGGTCCTATAACTAGCGCAAAGGTTTGGCCCCGCCTTGCGATCCTAACAAAGAATAAAGATCTTCATTGCTCATGCTTGGCAGGTCTTGTGCAAGCCCTTGCGCAGATACAGGTGTATTTGCGGGCTGTGCGGTTTGTCCTGTCGTCAATACTCTGGCTTGGTTGCCCATCTGAGGGGCTGTTATTTGGCTAGGCTGTGCTTGCTGTGTGGCGGGTGCCGCACGTTGAACGCCTTTATTGGCGGCAAACATATCTGCCATAATACCAGGCCATTGCGGTGACGAAAAGATAGCCGCATAGTCGGGATTCTGCTCCGATTCAGAAATGAAGTGGTCAAACTCCTTTCTGTAAACGGAATCGTGGTTATCCAGTTCAGGATAAGCCTCGACTGCTTGATTCCGACTCTCCAACGCCTTCTGGCGCTGGGACTCATCTTGAGCATTCCTATGATCCTCTATCTCTTTGTTCCTGCGACTGTTAAGTTCCGAAATTCTCATCTCGCGTCTGATGGCTTCTCTTTGGTACTTCAGAGCTTTGGTAGTATCCAGCTCGTCGTTAGCCTCTTCGATGCCTTTTTCAAACTGCGCGATCTCCCCTTTGAGCTTTTGAATATGCGGCTCGTAGGGGTCTTGGGCGGGAGCTTCTTGCTGCTGTGTCTGCTGAGGGGGTTGAGCTTGCTCAGGTGCCCTCCTTCCGTAGATCACGTCAGATGCTTCCGCGAAACTCCCTTCGAATCCAGAAGACCTGTACAAGTCAATGACTTGTTGGTCTAGCTCATTACGAGGTCGTATTCGGCGCTTAGCCAGTCTTTCGGTCTCTTCGAGTTGAAGATCGTCCGAAGACTCATCAACTTCGGTTTCGCCTAGAGTATCCTCCGCTTCGCCTATCGGCTCAGCTTCGGTAGCCTCTGTCAGCTCCTCCGTAGTCTCGGGACTCTCGGTCTCTTGATCGAGCGTCTCGGTTCCCAGTGCGTCTCGGAGGGCGTCGGTAGCCACTTCCGAAAAGTCCGTATTTTCTTGAGGGGATTCAACCACCTCGTCTAATTGTTCCATACTACGATCTATACTATTAGTTTAAATCGGTATAAAGCGGTT